CAAAGTTACGGTATTTAAGGATCGCCTTAACGTCGCCCAAGATAAGCCTAGGTACGTATTGCAGATAGATCAAATTCTGCCAATGAACAAACACGACGACACAACCAAGATGTCGGAGGAAATTATGGCAAGAGCTAAGATGTTGAGTATCAAGCCGGAAAATCTAATTATCGACCGTACATCTATCGGACTAGGCGTACATTCCCATTTGAATAAGGTGTGGGGTGCGAGCCGAGGTGTTTCTTGGAATGAAAAAGCGACATCAAAGAGGATTGTTAGTGAAGACCTTGACGGTGCAGATGCCCAATGCGATGGAGTGATGTCTGAGATGTGGTGGACATTTAGGCGATGGCTGGACCCACGTTGCTGCGCTATCCTAATAAACCCGATTATCCCAACCAGTCCCATCAACACCGAGCTTACCTCCCGGCGATACGGAACATCTAAGGGCGGAAAAATCAAGGTTGAAGCCAAGGATCAATACAAGGCAAGGAACGGCGGAGCTTCTCCAGACGCGGCGGATGCGTGCATTATGCTTACGCTACTCGTTAGACAGACTGGAGATGCGCTACCGGGGCTGGTGGACCAAAGCCCTGAAACTACTTCGCGGAACGGAGCAATCAGATTCGAGCAACCGTTCAAGAGTCCGATTGCATTCGAGAAAGACGACTCCATCGGAGAGGAACCAGATGGAAAGGAGGGCTTGGAGTGATGCTCAAGCTAAACAAAGACCAGCAGGTTCTGCCGGATGGCGGTCACCACTTTTCTACGCGCGGGATTATGTTTCGAGCAGATAGCTTCGACGAACTGCTTGAGAAGGTAGCGGACTTTCGCATTGCCAACATGATTCCACCCGGCGACTTGAATGAGGAGATTTTGCAATACTACGCAGAGTGCTTCCCGCAAATGGTGTTATCCGACGGAAAGCCATACAAACCAAAAATAGACGGTATTTACGAGCAGTGGGCTAGGTGGATGGGAATGGCGTGGAGAAGCCCCGTAAAAGCGAATGTAGCCCCCAAGGAGGCCGAGATGCGAACGGACATATGCAAGACGTGTCCTCGAAATAAGCCGATGAACTTCCAGGAATCGCCCGGTCTCAGTTCGTTGAAACAGAGATCCTACATACTGACAAGGGGTTACGGAAATACTGATAAAATAAACTTTTGCGACTTGCACAGAGCCGACATATCTGTCTTGTCTTTCTCCTCAACCCCGGATGCGCTCTCGGAAAAAGAAAGTTCAGCAGAGCCTCAAGCATGTTGTTGGGTTGGTTCTTTGAAGGGGTCATAGGATAGGGGGTTTCCGTATCGGGGTTTCTTGTTTGCCTCGTTAGTTCTTTCCCTCCTGCGCACGTATATCGGTGAAACGCGCGTCCCTTCATTCGTTTTTCGTTAGAACACACAAACCAAAGGAAATATGCACGCCAATGACGCCCAATCCGTAAATCAACTTCTGTTAGGCCGCATGGAGGAGCTATGTATGCACCTCCTCCCAAACGGCAAAGCCAAGGGAAACCACTGGGTAGTTGGCGGCATTGACGGAGAAGCCGGTGCCTCACTTCAAGTCACACTCAACGGTAGTGCAGCGGGTCGCTTCATAGACTTCGCGAACAAGGACTCCAAGGGAGCTACCCCGCTTTGGCTCTGGTCAAAAGTTAGGAACACATCATTCTCCACGGCAATCAAAGAGGCGAGGGATTGGCTTGGTGTTAAGGATGATAATTTCGGTGTAAAGCGTCATAAGCCAAAGACTTACTCTAAACCAGAAAAAGGTGGGGTGCGGGCGCTAGAGACCAACACAGAGGCGATGGATTACCTCGTGCTTGAGCGCAAGATCAACCCCATTGTCGTCGTGAACTCAAAGGTCAGCGAAACCGAGGACGGAAAAGCAATCGTATTCAACTTCGCGGACTACGACGATGAGTCAAAGCGCTGGATCACCGCCCACCGAAAATACCTTCGCCTAGCCCGTCCAGACGGAAAGAAGGATACGTGGACCACAAAGGGAACGAAACGATGCCTCTACGCCAAAAACCTAATTACTGAAAACGACAGCGAACTCGTTATCTGCGAAGGGGAGATTGACGCACTCTCATGGAACTCGTGGGGAATACCCGCCGTCTCCCTTCCGAATGGAGTATCTGACTTTGAGTGGTGCGATGTTGACTGGGAGTGGCTGGCTAGGTTTGAGAAAATCTACGTCTCAACCGACATGGATGAGCCCGGTCGCGCGTGCTCGCTTGAAATCTGCAAGCGCCTTGGGCTCCATCGCTGCTACATCGTCACGCTCCCGAAGAAAGACGCCAACGAGTGCTTGGTAACGGGAATGACCCGCGAACAGATAGAGGCGTGCCTCAAGTCCGCGAAGGGAATTGAATTAGACGAGATTAAGCGGCCCGAAGACTTTAGGTCAGAGGTGATGGAATATTACAATACGGACCCGTCCCTTCGCGGTGTAGATACACCATGGACGCCCGCGCTTCCTTGGCGTGTACGCAAGGGCGAGCTTACAATCCTTAGCGGATTTTCGGGACACGGTAAAACAGCCGTGCTTAATCAGTTGATGCTTCACCTATTAGCCGCTAACCAGAAGATCATGGACGCCTCGCTTGAGATCAAGCCCGGCATGACACTATACAATATGACCCGATGCGCATTAGGCAAAAAGCATTCGGAGAAAGCCGAGATTGAGGCGTGCATTAGCTGGGTGAATGAATCCATGTTCTTCCTTGACTGCATTGGAACCGTGAACGTTACGCGCCTAATGAGCGCAATGGAATATGCCAGAAAGCGCCACGGCATAGACGTGTTCGTAATTGATTCCCTGTTTAAGTGCGGCCTATCAGGAGAGGACTATGCCGGTGCTCGCGACTTCGTAGATAAACTTACCACCTTTTGCAATAACACTGGATGTCATATCATCCTAGTGGCCCACTCGCGTAAGGTTTCTAGCGGAAACGAGTTCGCTGTCCCAACTAAATCAGACGTAGCTGGTTCGTCCGACATTTGCAACGCGGCATTTAATGTCATTATAGTATGGAGAAATAAACTCAAAAAGAAGAAGATAGATGAAATCATGCATTCAACTACCATGGACCCAGTGTCAAAGACAGAGGAGATGGTTAAGTGGATGGATCAACCGGACGGACAGATAGTCATCGACAAGCAGCGTTTCGGGGAGGGCGAAGAAAGCGCTATACCTGTATTCTTCGACAAGGATAGCTGCCAATTCAGTGCCGTTCAGGGAATGGGCTCTCCGTACTTTATTCACGGAAAGTGAGACAAAAACCAATAAAATTATGCAAAAGATCAATATTTTGCATAAAAACAGGCAATAACTTCGGTTTAATATTGACAATTGGTTTATTCCCAACTCTCTAGATTGACTAATAAAGTCAATGGCAAAAAAATCAGATAATACGTCATCGGTACAATCATCCGGTAATACCTCCGGCAACGCACCTGAAGTCAGCCTAGACCTAAGTGTAGATAATCGAACTATAACCGACGCGAGCCAAGCGTACGAGGTATGTTCATCGCTTCAGTCTGATTGGCAGAGAGGCATCACGAACGCGGCTAGGATTACCTCTAAGATCAATGGCGAACGACCGTACAATCAAAAGAGGTTAGAGAACGCCGGTAAGGGATGGAAAACAAACATCTCTACCGGCTTTCTCGCATCCGAGTGCAGGCAGGTTGCCCCGCGCCTTTATATGCCGATTAAAACGGCTAAGTACCTTACGTCCGCAGCGCTTCCCGGAGGGTGGGCTGACGGAGACATGAAGACGGGTTTCTATCGCCAGACAATTACAAAGGCTATTCGTTCATGGCCCAAGTGGAACTTCTATGTGCGTGGTCTAGCCCGCGAGGTATCAACATTCGCGTTCTGCTTCAACGCATTTTTCGATAAATATGATTGGCGTCCCACGCTTTTGCGCATGGACAAGGGATTCGTTCCACAAGGGACTGAGGTTATGGACACCGAGCCGTCGCTGTTCATGGCAAAGTATGATTATAAGCCATCGGAGTTACTGGCTCTCCTGAAGAACAACAAGGAGGCTGATCGCGATGAGTGGAAAAATGACGCTGTTGTAGACGCTATTAACGAAGCCACAACGCCCTCGACCGACTCAACCTATTCTCAAGCCAGATCGTACACCGACCTAATTCGTCAGGCCGTATGGAGCAATGCCTACAGCAAGGGATATAAGGTTATCAGTACATGGCATTTGTTTTCGCGTGAGACAACCGGAAAAGTTTCTCATTATGTCATAATGAGCGATCAATCCCCCGGAAGCAATGTATCTAATTCGGGAAAGAATTCTGGTCAAAAAAGACTTTTGTATGAGTCCCTTGACCAGTTCGACTCAATGGAAGATTGCGTAGCAACCATTGTGTATGATTACGGTGACGGAACTATTCACGGCGTGTGGGGAGTTGGCCAGATTCTATACGACATGGCCGTTCAGGTTGAGCGAGTCCGCTGTGACTCTGTTGATAACCTGCGAATGACCAATAAGATGAAGTTGCAGGTAAGTGACGCAAAGAACGTTAATGACGTAAAGCTTAACGTCACGTCCGACACAATGATCGTGTCCGGCGCGCAGTTTGCTGGCAATACAGCCGCAATGCCACAGGACATCCAAGGATACGAACTCTTGGATCAGAAGCTATCTCAAATAGCGCGAGAGAAGATCGGTTCATTTATTCCGCCCATCCCGCTTCAGCCCTCCGATATCAAGGCGGCCCAGATCAATGCAAAAGTAAATGACCAGCAGGAGCTTCGCGAGGACATGCTGGAGACATTCCTAATTCAGTTCGCACCACTCATTCGCACGATTTCAAAACGCCTTACAGACCCGGACTCGCCAGACGATAAGGCCAAGGCCGTGATCAAGGAACTCAAAGAGAAACTTACGGACGAAGAGATTGAGCTTTTGCGACAAGATATTCCGAGCCAATCCATAATGGGATTCACTGAGTTCGCAGCTCAGAAACGCGCTGCATTCGCCGCCTCCGTCATAGGCAACCCATTATTCCGTCAATCCGCCCTAGCTCGCATAATGGCAGAGGGATCTGGAGACGAAAGCTTCATTCAATCCATCGTTTTACCTGACGGGGATCAATCGTCCCAGATAGAGGCCCAGCGCTCGCAACTAATCGAGAACGCATCGCTTGCCCTTGGTCAACCAACTCCAATTCTGCAAAACGATAACGACTGGGTTCATATGCAAACCCTTAAGCCAAGTATACTGGAGGTGATTAAGGCTGGAAATGCCCAGATTGCCCAGATTGGATTGCAACATTATGCAGCCCACTGGGGTCAGGGCGTAAACAAGAAAATGATACCGCAGGATCAGATAAACACAGAGAAGGCATTTATTGCCGCCGCCGAAAAGGCGATTGAAGCACTTAATCAGAAACAGCAGGTCGCGCAAGCGCAGCAGCAAGCTGGCGTCCCCATGATGGACCCGTCGCAAGCGCAACAACAGGAGCAACCCCCTGTTCAATAACAACCTATGAAGATAACCAAAGTCACCGCCCTGAAATGGCGGCAAATGCTCAGCACGCAGGAAGGGGTAGAGGGAATGCTTTATCTACGCGAAAACATCCCATCTATTAACGGAGAGGATGCGACAGCAATTTTATTCTCTGCCGGTATAAACCAAGGATACACAAAGGCGATAGACGCCATTGTTGCGCTATCTGATGCCGTTGATGAAAAGAAAAAATCAGAAGAAGACCTTCTTAACAGGGGACTAGATTAACAAAAAAATAGAACAATATGAAAGACCCATTTGAATCAGAAACTATTATTATCGGAAAACCTCCAACCGAGGTTTTGTCCAATGGAAATCCTGTAGAAAGCCAGTCTGGCAAGAATCTAGCCGACATCTTCTTAAAGGTTGATGCTGGGTATTCCGTCGCAGATGCAATTGAGCAACAGGGAAATGCACCTGAACCGGATAAAGAACAATCTAGCAATGACGATAAGCTTGAGGCCGAACAAAGCGACTCAAAGCTTGATGCAAAGCTTGCTGAATCGGAAGGCAAGCAGCCTAAACCGCAAGTAAACGACGAGGACGTTTCCCGCGAAAAGCTCCTTGAGGCAACCTCACCAAAAAAGGAGGAAACCAATAGCGCGACCGATAAGGCATCCGAGGTTAAGCCGGAACCAGTTGATCCAGAAGCGCCAAGCGATGATGATCTAAAGGTTCTGCCGCACGACAAGCCAAAGACGGCCAAGCGCATCCAAGCCCTTCTAAAGAAAGTTGAGGGGCTGAACATGACATTTACAGAAACGAAACGCCTCTCGGATGAGAAGGTGAAGCGCGTGACGGAACTTGAGGAACAACTCAAGAACGTGCAGTCTTCCGACCCCACTACATCCGAAGCAGTAAAAACCCAACTTGACGAACTTCGTATGTTCAAGCGAAAATACGAACTGGATAGTGATCCTGAACTAAAGACAAGGTTTGATTCTCGTGTTGAGTATGCCGAAAAGAGCATCACCGAGATTCTTGCGGCCCGCCAAGCCAGTCCCGCGCTTCTGAAGCTCATTTCCAATGAAGGGGGATGGACTAAGTTCTCGTCATCGACCTCCCCTGTGTCCGTTCGCGGTGCAGACGGAAATAGCACCACGATCACGGCAACCGAGGCAGCTGAGAACATCCTATCCGCTCTCCCTATGGTTGATCGTAAACGCCTAGAGTCCGCAATGATGGAGCAAATCCAGATCGAGCGAGACAAAAAGCGATTCATCGAAGATGAAACCAAGCGCGCAAATGAATTCTTCTCTGAACGCGAGGAGCGGAGTAAGAAACAGACCGAGGTACAGAAGAAGTCTATTGAGGATGCCGGGCGATTGATCGAGGAGTTCAAGACAACCGCTATTGCGCAGCGAGACTGGCTGAAGCAGGAGGATATCCCTGCTAGCGCGACCCAAGACCAGAAATCCGAAATCGAGGACTCAAACGCTTATAAGAAACAGCTCGCCGCCCTCCTCAAGAAGAACCTTGAGGTTAGAGATGTCCCGTCAATGCTTGGCGTTGTGGAGGACTCCGTGGCCTACTACGCAGAGCGCAGGAAGACGGCTAGGCTTACAGACGAGGTGTCTAGGCTTAAAAATGAAGTAGAGTCCAGTCGAAAGGCTCTGGATAAGTTCAAGAGCGCATCCAAGACAACCGTTCGCTCTGGGTCTATTTCCGGCGGAAGCTCAGCTAGCTCCGTCCCGAATCGTTCTAAAATCCCGGCCTCACTTACCGAGGCATTTGACGCAATTGAGGCGGGTGAGAAGTTGGGAACTTTCGAGTAACCTAAAATGACAAAACCAGATAACAATTACCTGTCGGTAGCAGATGTAAGCGACAAGCACCTCAAGAATTGCTTTATATGCCCCAAAGAAGAGGGGCTAGACTGCGCGGATTTTGACGACATCCTGAAGTTCTCTCACGCAGAAAACTGCTCAATACAGAACTCTGTAATTTCCGGAATGGGCGTTAATCGAGAGAACGCTATCGATATGAATAGGTTGTGCTCGAACGTATCTGTGGTTGATTGCAAAATCGTTAGCGGGAAGCAGAACGCAATAACCATCAAGGGTGGATGCAAGTCGATCATCATAAAGAATTGCGTAATTGTTCCCGGAGCTGGAAATTGCGACATTGATTTAGGCAATTTCTCGAATCAATCCCAGTCCGCTGTAATCGGCGTTGGGATCATCAATGTAACTCGCTCGGACGGCAATCCCGTACGGGTGAGGGTTATCAATTCAGAAATACCATATGTATCTGGAGGTAATGTAGTTATAACAAGACCATTCTGGGGTAGGTTTCCAATCTGGAATATCTACTCGTTCATGAGGTCCAAGGGATTGATCTAATGGAAAACACTGAACCGGATAAGTTTAAGTTCTGCGGAGAGCTGTGCGCAGCGGCTAGGCGATTAGGCATAGGGATCAGAGAAGAGGATGGTTCTCAGGCCGGGTACGCGATATCATTCCACGACCCAGCCGGGTCTATTATCTACGGAGAGGCCGGTGCAGACCGCAAGGAGGCCATGTATAATGCATGTTTGGCGTTATGCAACTACCTGAATCGACGAGATGGAGTTCCTGTCGCAAAATAGGAATCCACAATTATTGATATTTTATAAGAAATGTATTGACTTATATAAATAAGTCTACATTTGTCGGAATCGCGGGGATAGATTCGATCCGATAACCCCGCTTCACGGATCGCGTCGAAGGCGCTGTTAGAGGTTCCGTCGCCGGGAATAGGATGGGGTAAACCCATATATTCACCGATGACTGGTTTGCGCACTTACGCTCAGATAAGTCACCGGATACAAGTAACTTATCTATCATTATACAATGGCCCTTCCTACAGCCTGCGCCGAGGCAGTCGATTACAACGACGGCATCGCATCGCAGAATCCAATCCTTCGCAGTGAAATCATCCGTTTCATTGCTCTAAACGACCCATATGCTAACGTCTTCGACGGCGGCACCACGCTCTCTAATGCTGGTGAAACCATCAAGACTCTCGTTACGGGCCGCGTAGTTACCAACCAAAGCCTCACCCGTCCAGTGTTCGACACGGCTCAAGCGAGCTGCGGCATCTCTGGTGAAGCGGCTGAATTCGGTCAAGTTGAGTTCTCTACCGCTCTTGAAAACATGCGCGGCAAAGGTCCAACTATCTGCGTTAAGCAGGCGCGCAACTCCGTTATCGAGTCGTTTAATATCGCGGGTCAGAATCTCAAGGACGGCATTAAGTCCCTGATGTCAGCCGACAACCGCAATCAGCTTCTGGTTAAGTCCGGCGTAAAAGCCGTTCTCTTCAGCGGCTCAACCTCGCTCGGGACTATCTTGAGCGGTGGTTACAATCAAGTTGCCGTCAACTTCATCGGTGGTCTCCCGACCTCTCCGGTGTCCCATAAGTTCCTTGTGGCTCTGTCTAACTACATGCGTGACAATCTCTCGCCTGAGTTCTTCGGTGACGGCGCGGGCCAGCACTTGGTGTTCATTAGCTCTTCCGAGCAAACCGAAGTGCTTCGCAATGAAGCCGGGATCAAGCAGGAGCTTCTGGCGTTCGTTACCGGCAATGACAAGGGCGTTGGTGATTCGCTTAAAAAGTATGCGTTCATCGACTATCCTTACCGTGGCATCAAGCTGGCCATTGACCAGCAGCCGCTTCGCTTCAACACCGTTGATGGCAGCGGCAATCCCGTTCTTATTGAGCCGCTCACCCGTACCGCCATTAGCGGTGGTTCCGGGCAAGGCTATCAGAACGTCACTAGCCAAGCATGGATTGATGCAGATTACGAGGTTGGATTCCTTGTCTCGAAGGGCGCGTTCCGTCGGTTGGTTCCAGAGCGCTATGTTGGTGAGGGCACCTTCAAGTTCGAGCCGCAATTCACGATGGGCGAGCTTCTGTGGAGGAATATCATCGACAATGCGTGTAATCCATTCGGTGACTTCGGCTATCATATCTACCAGATTGAGCGCGCCATTCAGGCTCGCCGTCCGCATGGTGTGATTCCCGTGCTCTATAAGCGTTGCGCGCAAGACCTCGGTCTTAGCTCCTGCACCGGCGTCTAATAGGGGTACTCTTCGAGCCCTTCCATACGGGAGGGCTCTTTAGAGTCTCTCTGATTATCTACATGGCCGGAATCCAATCATCACTTAACGATAGGGAATATGACCTATGGCTACGGATAGCATCAAATATGTATGATGAGGCCATTGCTCGTGGAATCACGGGCCTAACTCCGCCCAGCTTGAATGACCGAGAGTTGGATTTAGTAAAAAAGGTCACATACTACACGGCGGCATTAGCAAACGTTCAGCAATAAAGCTCCTAAGCGAAAACCAATAATAATATGGCCGGAAGCTACCCATCCCTTAACGATTCAAATTTCGACCTTCTCAAGAAGATCACATCTAATACCGCAGAGATCGCGAATGAAGCTGATATTCCTCCGCAACCAGGAAACAGCGGCAAGTTACTGACGACGAACGGCACGAATACGGCGTGGACCACCAACGGCACGCTGACCTCCCTCACCGCCCCCGCCGGTAACGACCTGACGCTCGCGGGCGGCAGCGGGAATACCAGCGTGATTCTGACGCCAAGCGGCACGGGCAACGTCGGCATCGGGACGGCGAGTCCAAGTGCGAAACTGCAAACGCAAAGTAACTATGCCACGACCGCAAACGATTCGGACGATGCAGACGCCACCATTCTCATTGAAAATATACACGCAACAGGCGATGCGGTATTGCGTATGCGCGGCGCAACTGGAGTCTCCAGCATTGTCTACGGCAAAAACGGAGGCACCGACCGACTTAATTTCATACCCCGAAATGACAATGGGCAACGCATAGCTTTTAACCAAAACGGTGTGGTCTCCATCTCAAACACCACCGCAGGCTCCGCCAACGTAGGCGCGCTAGTTCTCCAAGGCGGCATCAGCGCGGGCAACACGGGCAGCGCGGCGAGCTATTTCGGGGGCGCGGTGACGGCGGCGGGCGACATTACTTCAGCGGGCCTATTTCGCGTCACCGATGGTCAAGCGATTCGCAACACACAAACAGGCGGGTCTGGTGCGTTTTACCTCGACAGCGCATCAGTAGCTTTTCGGAATCCGAACACAGGATACTCGACTCTCATGTCAATCGGAGCTGGCGGGCTTGCGGTAACTCCAGCCGCCACCTTCGCGGGCGCGGTGACGGTGGCGGGAAACCTAACGGTGAACGGAGGGACAACAGCCTCGGGACAAATTGGCCTAAACGGAACTCACGGCGTCGAAATTTGGGGCAAAGCGGGAACAACAAGCAGCTTCATTTTATACAACAATGCTGGAGCGCCAGTCTTGACGAATGCAATAAATACCACCACTGCCACCTTCGCGGGCGCGGTGGCTATCGGCAACACCGTTGGCGTTGGAGTCGCCGTGGCATCAACGCACAAAGTCACTATGGTGATCGGTGGCGTCACTTATTACCTTCTCGCATCTAACGTTTAATATTACACACCCATGACCATCATCCCTATCGCGCCCTACACAATGGGTTCACCCGCCCAGCCAAAAGTCGGCACTCCTTGATTAAGAAGCTCGTTAGAAACACTACTCAACTATAATCATATGACATCTATCAATTATCAGCCGCTACTTAATTCGTCAACCAACTTAAAGATTCTGCTCCAGAATCAAAACGCAGACGGAACGATTTCATCCCTATTTAGCGGAAGCGAGCCGGAGGATGTCCTTGCAGCTAAGGCTATTTTCAACCAACAGCCGGGATCTGACGGCGAGGTT